GTGACCTATCCGGCTTACGAGGAGACCGCCGTCAAAGCCCGCCATGCGGATCTCGCCGAGATCCAGCGCCGGCAGGCCGAGGCGTGGAAAACCAAGATGATCAACAGACTGACAGGAGGAGATAACCATGGCACTTAAAGTACTGCTGCTGCGCAATAAGCTGTCCGCCGTCAACGCGACGCTCGCGCAGCTGCGTGAGCAGGCTGCGGCGCTGGAGACCCGCGAGAGCGAGCTGGCCGCAGACATCGAGGCGGCCCAGACCGACGACGAGCGCGCCGCCTGCGAGACGGCGATCGGCGAGTTTGAGGCGGACCGCGACAAGGTGACGGCAGACATCGAGGCCGCCGAGGCGGATGCCGCGAGTCTGACTGAGCAGATCGAGGCCGCCGAAGCCAACGCCGCCGAGGCCCGCAGCGCAGCCCACACCAACCCCACACATCACACTGAGAGAGGAGCACACAACACTATGCCTACCAACACCGCGGGCGATGCCCGCAGCCGTTTTTACGGCATGACTTACGCCCAGCGCGACGCATTTTTTGCCCGCGATGACGTCACCGCATTTTTGACCCGCACCCGTGAGATGCTTGGCCAGCAGCGCGCCGTGTCCAGCGCCGCGCTCGGCATCCCGGAGGTGATGCTGGACATCATCCGCGACAACATCAACCGCTACAGCAAGCTGATCGGCTACACCCGCCTGCGCCAGGTGCGCGGCAAGGCGCGCCAGAACATCGTCGGCACTGTGCCGGAGGCCGTGTGGACGGAGATGGTCGGCACGCTCAACGAGATGACTATCACCATCAACCAGGTCGAGACCGACGGCTACAAGGTTGGCGGCTATGTCTTTGTGTCCAACTGCTACCTCGAGGACGACAACAACATCGGCCTTGCGACCGAGATCCTTGACCAGCTCGGCCAGGCGATCGGCTACGCGCTGGACAAGGCCATCCTGTTTGGCACCGGCACCAAGATGCCGGTCGGCATCGCCACTCGCCTGGCGGCTGCAGCGTCTCCTGCGTGGTGGGGCACCAACCAGGGCACGTTTACCAACCTCAGCACCAGCAACGTCAAAAAGCTCAACATCGCCGCCAAAAACGGTGCGGAGTTTTACGCCGATCTCATCGGCGCGCTGGGTGTCGCCGATACCAAGTATTCGGCCGGAAAGCCCGTCTGGGTGTGCAACCACAAGACGCACATTGACCTGCAGGCCAAGGCACTGGCCTTTAACAGCGCGGCTGCCCTGACCGCCGGCGTCACGTCCGAGCTGCCAGTCATCGGCGGTCAGATTGTGGAGCTGGACTTTGTCCCGGACAACCAGATCATGGGTGGCTACATGGATCTGTATCTGCTGGCCGAGCGCGAGGGCACAACCCTCGAGCAGTCCACGGAGGTCAAATTTATCGAGGACCAGACTGCGTTTAAGGCAACCGCCCGCTACGATGGCAAGCCGGTGCGCGGCGAGGCGTTTGTGATCGTCCGCTACGACAACACGGCGGCGACCACCAGCCTGACCTTTGCGTCTGACGCGGCCAACACGACGCAGTCCACGCCGCCCGCTGGCGGCAGCGACTAATGGCGGACGTCAGCTCGGCCGAGACGGTGCTTGCGCTGCTCAAGGCTGATCTCGGCGTGACGCATACCAAGCGCGACAAGTACTTTGCGGCGCTGATCGCGGCTGCAGCCAAGATGCTGCGGAAGGAGGGCATCATCCTCGACCTGAGTGATCAGGCCGACCAGCTGCTGCTGGAGATGTACGCCGCGCACCTGCACGAGCGCAGGAAGCAGCCGACCATGGCAATGCCGCGCTACCTGCGGGCAAAAATCAACAATCGGCTCTGCCATCAGCGGATGCAGGGCTAAGGTACAACACGCCGGTGTGTCCAAATTGGACACACCGGCAAAGGAGGGAGACGTGTGTACGATGATGTAATCAATCTGATCGCCATTGACGAGCGCGGCAACGACGTCGGCAAGCACGAGGTGTTTTGCCGGCGCGAAAGCATCACGCGCGCCGAGCACTACCAGGCCGCGGCCGTCGGGCTGCACCCGTCGGTGCAGTTTCGGCTGGCCGACTGGCGAGACTACGACGGACAGCGCTTTGTCGAGCACGATGGAAAGCGCTACATCGTCGAGCGCACCTACGAGACGCGGGACGGCGGGCTTGAGATCGTGGTGAGGTGACGGACGCATGCAGGAGGTCACAGTCACGATATCCACGCTGGACAAAGCGATCTCCGGCGTGCTTGACGAGTATAACGCGGACGTGATGAGCAAGATGCGCGCGCTGGTGGACGACGCCATGCGCAAGCTGGTGCACATCACAAAGGCGACCGCGCCACGGCGCACGGGCAAGTATGCAAAAAGCATATCATCAAAAGTCTCCGCTGACACGCCGAGCAACTATGCAAAAAAGTGGTATGTGCGCGGAGACCGTGCGATGCTGACGCATCTACTTAACGACGGCCATGCAAAAGTCAACGGCGGGCGCGTGCCTGGCACGCACTTTTTGGACTACGCAAAAAAGCAAGTAATCGATGAGTACCTCGAGGCGGTAAAGGAGGCGGTAAGCGGTGGCTGATATCATCCCGGAGGTGCTGGAGGGCATCCGATACACGGAGACAGTCTGGGCGATGCCGCCGGAGCTGCCGTATGCCGTGTATCATGATCACATCGAGCGCCGCGGCGCTGACCTGTATAACGGCATCACCGACCACGACATCAGCGTGGAGCTCTACGCGCGCAAGCCGGTGCCGGAGCTGGAGGACCAGATCGGCCGGCGGCTCGACGCGCTCGGCATCGAGTACGTCCGGCAGGAGCGCGAGTGGATCGACACGGAGCACTTTTTTATGACGGTGTACGACTTTACGTACACCGAGAAAGGATTTTGACTATGGCACTTAGTAAGCGCAAAGATATCACGCTGGGATCCGGCAAGCTTTACGCGCAGGAATATACCGGCACGGCCGTTCCGGAGACCGAGGCGATCTGCACGGACGACAACATCCTGGGCTACATCTCCGGCGGCGCGACGCTGTCGTACAAGCCGACTTTTTACACCGCAAAGGACGATCTTGGACTTGTGTCCAAGACTGTGATCACCGCCGAAGAGGTGACGCTTAAGTCCGGCGTGATGACGTGGGACGGCAACACGCTGGCCAAGCTCAGCGCGACGGCGCGCGTGACGGAGACCGACGCAGCGAGCGGAAAACCCGCGAAGCGATCCGTTAAGATCGGCGGCGTCGACAACGCCGACGGCAAAAAGTACGTGCTGTGCTTTAAGCACGCTGACAAGGACGGCAAGCGCGAGCTTTACGTGCGCATCGTCGGCAAAAACCAGTCGGGCTTTGAGATCGCCTTTGTGAAAGACAAGGAGACCGTGATCGACGCGGAGTTTGCTGCCGACCCGATGGACGCGGAGGGCACGCTGATCTACTACGATGAGGTGTACACGGCATGACAAATCGCTTTACACTTGGCCAGCACAAGGCAATCTTTACGCTGGAGCTGCAGGACGGCCGCGAGCTGCTGCTGACCGTGCCGCCGCTGAGCGTTTTTAAACGGATGACGGCTATGCAGGACAGTGCGGGCGTGGATGAGATGATCGATATCGTCTGCGACATCCTTAACTGCAACCGCACGGGCGCGACGCTTACGCCCAAGGAGGTCGCCGGGCTTTTTGCCTTTGACGATCTCGTCGGCTTTTTTGCCGCATACTCGGACTTTGTCGCGGGGGCGACCAAGGCAAAAAACTGACCATCCCGTACTATCCCGATGACGGAGATGGTACGGGATGCCACTACACGATCGAAACAGTCGGCGAGCATCTGGTGGCACAGTATGCCAACATGACTCTGCCGGACGTCTGCGATCTGCTGCTGGACGACTATCTGCTGCTGCTGCGCGACGCCTTTATTGCGCGCAAGCTGCAGTCGGCGGACGGCCGCGAGTATCTGGATAACGCCTGGAGGCTGGAGCAAACCGAGCCGGATATGGACGGGCTGCGCAGCACCTTCGGGCGGCAAGAGGAGGTGGACGCTTGAGCGGCAAAGGTACGACACTTAAGGGCATCACCGTCGAGATCGGCGGCGACACCACAAAGCTTGGCGACGCGATCCTTAAGGCGCGCAAGTCTGCAAAAGATTTGAGCGGCGAGCTACGCGGCGTCGAGTCGCTGCTTAAGCTTGATCCCACCAACACCGTCCTGCTTGCGCAAAAGCAGGACATCCTCGCCGAGTCGATCGCTGGCGCAAAGGACAAGCTTAAGATGCTGATCGCGGCGCAGGAGTCGATGTCCAAGCAGCTGGCCGATGGCAAGATCAGCCCGGAGCAGTACCGTGATTTTGAGCGCGAGATCGAGGCGACGCGCCAGCAGCTTACGCGGCTGGAGGCAGTTGCCTCCGGCACGGACGACGCCGTCGCTGATGTCGGTGACGCAGCCGAGGAGGCCGGCGAAAAGGCCCAAAAAGCCTCCGGCGGATGGACCGTCTTAAAGGGCGTGATGGCGGATCTCGCCTCGAGCGCGATCAAGGCAGCCGTGAGCGCCGTCGCGGACGGCGCAAAAAAGATGGTATCCGCCGGCCTGGAATACAACCAGGCGATGGAGGGGTATATCACCAACTTTACAACGATGCTTGGGGGCAGCTCGAAGGCTGCCAACAGCATGGTCGGCAGCCTGCAAAAGCTGGCGGCGGCCACACCGCTGGCCATGTCTGACCTCGCCGGCGGTGCGCAGACACTGCTTGCCTTTGGCGTAGCGTCGGACGACGTGTCCGGCACGCTGCAGCGCCTTGGCGACATCTCTCTCGGCAATGCTGACAAGATGCAGTCGCTCGCCCGCGCCTACGGCAAGGCCACGGCGCAGGGAAAGCTGACCGGCGAGACCGTCCAGATGATGATCGACGCCGGCTGGAACCCGCTGATCGACATCTGCGATCAGACGGGCGAAAGCATGGAGGATGTGCAAAAGCGCATGGCCGCCGGCAGCATCTCCGCCGAGGAGCTGACGCAGGCAGTAAATCACGCGACGGACGCAGGCGGCAAGTTTGCCGGAGGCATGGAGGCGGCCAGTAAGACGGTCGCCGGTCTGACGTCTACGCTACAGGACAACGTAAACGCAATGCTGGGCGAGCTGATGCAGCCGGTATCCGACGCGATGCTGTCTACGCTCCTGCCGACGGCCATCGACGCCATCGACCAGCTGACGACGGCGTTTGAGGATGAGGGAATTGACGGCTTTTCGCGGGTCGCTGGCGATCTGATCGCCACGCTCTCCGCGCAGCTTGCATCGTATGCGCCGGAGGCCGTCCCGGCGGCGCTGGCGTTTGTCGGGTCGCTTGTGGCCGGCCTACTGTCCGCGCTGCCTGACCTGACCGGCACGTCCGTGGAGCTGGTCGGCGCGCTGCTGCTCGGCATCGCGGATCAGCTGCCGGGCATCATCACAGCGGCGATGTCCGCGCTGCTCGGCATTGTGGACACGATCACGTCCCCCGAGTCGATCACGCTGCTGATCCAGGCTGCGATGCAGCTGATGCTGGCACTCGCCCGCGGGCTTATCGCGGCGATCCCGCAGCTGATCGATGCCGTCCCTGGCATCATCACAAATCTTGTCGAGTCTTTTTACGCGATGCTGCCGGAGATCATTGGCGTTGGCATCGAGATCGTCATCGCGCTGGCGTCCGGGCTTGTGTCCAACGCCGGGCATATCATCGCGGCTGTGCCGCGTCTGGTGGAGACGATCGTCCGCGGCTTTTTGGCCGCCGTAAAGTCCTACTGGGACATCGGCAAGTCCATCGTCGACGGCATCCGGCAGGGCATCGTCGAGCAGTGGCAGCGGCTTAAGTCGGATGTGTCCAATCTCTTTACAGGGCTTGTCAGCTGGATCAAAAATCTGCTCGGCATCCACAGCCCGTCGCGCGTCTTTGCGGATATCGGCCAAAACATGGCGGCCGGCATCGGCGACGGCTGGGCGTCTACGATCGGCGACATCAATCGCCAGATCGGCGAGTCGCTGCAGCCGCAGTACATCATCGGCGTGGATATGCAGGGACTGTATGCGCAGGCGGCCACGCTGCAATCTGCCGCAGTTCCTGGCGCCGGCGGCGACGTCGCCGCCGTGCTCGAGCGCATGGACCGCCTCGAGCGCGCGATCACAGGGATGCAGATCTACATGGACGGAGACGCGCTTGTCGGCTCGGTCGCCACGCGCATGGATTATGCACTCGGCGGCATCTACACAAGCAAGGCACGGAGGACTATCTAATGGCACTATCTTGCAAAATCGGGGGCGTGCAGTACGCCGGCCTGCAGCTGATGGGCGTGCAGATCGGGCTGCCGGACGTAAAAACGCAGACCGTCAGCGTGCCAGGCGCAGACGGCGAGCTTGATCTTACCGACGCGCTGACCGGCGAGCCTGTCTTTGGCAACCGCACGATCAAGCTTAAGCTCGGATTTTGCCCGCGCGGACCTTTTGACTTTTACGCTTTCGCCGCTGCCGTACATGGGCAGCGGCGAAAGCTGGAGCTCGACGGCCGCGACGGCTACTACATCGGGCGGTGCACGGTCGGCACGCCGGACACATCGCTGGATCGCACGATTTTTGACTTGACGATCAACGCCGACCCTTATCGGCTGGACGGCGCCGAGGTATCTGTAAAGATCCCTGTGCTCGCGGCTGCGGACAACGTCCTGATCGGGCGCAGCGTGACTGCGGTCGGATCATCGTCATCGGTCGACGAAAACTTTGACGTCGTCGGAGACGGAGCAAGCAGCGTGCTACGCATCAAGTCCGTTGTCGACACCGGTGGCGGCGTGTATGGCTACGCACGCTTCCGGCTGCCATGGCCGACCGCCGGAAGCTGCCTTGTGTCCGCGGATATCACCGGCGGGTGGTATACCATCGTGGACGTATCCGGTAAGCCATATGGCGACGGCAAAAGCAGGTGGATCTCCAGCGTGCCGGTCGGCGGGCTGTACATGATGCTGGAGACGATCAACCCCGGCGGGTGCACAGCAAGCAACATCAAGCTTTTCCGCGCGCAGCCCGGATCGCTTGCCGGGCTGTGCAGCGACCGGCTGATGTATCCGGCTTCCGACCAAGGCCGTGTGCAGATCTATCGCTGTGATCGCACGTATGCCCCGGCGACGCTCGGCGACCGCGAGACATCCAGCCCGTATCTGCAGATCCGCAAGACGCCGGACTACGCATACGCGATCGGCGGCGCGGCCGGCGAGCTTACGCTTACCGGGCGGAGGGGGTGGATCTGATGTACGCTGGCTATACAGACGGTACGCTGCTTTTTGCGGTCGGCATGGCCGGGCGCGAGATCTCTGCCGGCACGCTGCACCGCGCAGTCGGCGAGATCGACTCGGCGGATTTTGTGCTGCCGCCGTCCAACGCCATGCGCGACGTGCCGATCAAGCGCGCATCCGTGATCTCGATCCAAAAAGACGGGACGGAGATCTTTCGCGGCAGCTTGACTGACACGTCCACGGATCTGCGCGGAAGCCGCACCTATAGCGTGGACGGTGCGATGCTGTGGCTGGACGATATATGCAAAGCACCTTTTACGCTGTCACCAAGCACCGTGGAGTACTACGTCACCGCGCTGCTGACGCAGTATAACGCCGCGTGCGCACCTGCGCGCAAGATCTTGCTCGGCACGGTGGACTCCGCGCTGCCGACGCTGTCCGTGCAGCACACGGAGTATGTATCTACGCTGTCGCTGCTGCAGGAGGCCATGACGGCCGTCGGCGGGACGATGCGCCTGCGATACTCCGGAGGCAACGTATACCTGGATGTGCACAAAAGCTATCGCCATATGTGCACACAGCAGGTGGACATCCGCAAAAATTTACTAAATCTTACCGACAAAATCGACGGCGCGAACTTGCTGACGCGCGTCTACCCAGTCGGCAAGGACGGGCTGACGATCGACAGCGTAAACGGCGGGGTCCCGTATCTGATCAACGCAGACGCCGAGGCGCTGTATGGCCGCATCGACGGTACGGTGCAGGTAGACACGGATGATCCTGCCGTGCTTAAGTCGACGGCGGCGTCTTATCTTGCCAAAAACTGCGGCCTGTCGCGTGGAATCGAGGTCAGCGCGGCGGACCTGTCCGGTGCAGACACGGAGCTGGAGCCTTTTGATGTCGGCGACAGCGTGCGCGTGGTGTCGCCGCCGCACGGCATCGACACCGTGATGACGGTGTCCAAAGTGGACACAAGTCTCGTCGGCGGCAAGGACAGTTTGACGCTCGGCTGGGGCAGTAAGACGCTGACCGGCGCCGTCGCCTCCGGCGGCGGGTCAGCGGGCGGGTCTGTGGCTGCGTCTGGCGGAGGGATCGACGTGGACAGCGCGCTATCTGACACATCCACAAATCCGGTGCAAAACCGGGCGATCAAGGCCGCGCTGGACACCAAGGCCGACAAGACTGCCCTGGACAGTAAGATGGACAAGTCCGGCGGGACTTTTACGGGCAATGTCGCCGGCAAGTACTTTACCGGTACATGGCTGCAGACAACAGAGGCAACCGACCTCGGCCGCGTACCCGGCAAGATCGCCGTACTGGATGAGTCTGGCTGGGTGTACTATCGCACACCGGCCGAGCTGCTGGCCGACATCGGCGCCATGTCTGGCGGAGATTACTACACCAAGGCGGAGACGGATGCTGCCATCGCCGTGCGTGCGAGCCTGTCGCACTACGGCACAACCATGCTGTCGACCAGAATCGATTCCATCAGCAAGGTGCTTGCAGCCACGCCATACGCGGTAAAAACGGCGCTGGACGCAGCAAAAGCATACGCGGATAGCGTCGTCGCCGGTGCAGACTACGTCGCCGAGCAGGGGTCAAATGACTTTTGGACGTGGCGCAAATGGAGCAGCGGAATCGCCGAGCTGTGGGCGGTATCCGGCGCCGACCAGATTGCAATCACGTCCGCGTGGGGCAGTATGTACTATGGCACGTGGATGGACCTGCCGAGCAACGTAACAGCACGGCAGTATCCTTTTGCTTTTATCGCTACGCCGTCGGTATCGGCGTCTTATAGCGGCGGGGATAAGGACGCTTGGCTGATATCCACTTTTGGCGCAAGCGACGATCTGCTTACCCGCGCACCGGCGTATGCACTCGCACGGCCTACCACGGCGACGATACTAACTCCACGCATCAGCTACTACGTCGTAGGCAGATACAAGTAATGGGACATCGTATGACAAGCAAAAAGCAAACGGAGGTGCTATATGGATCATGTAATCACAGATAATCGCGCGTGGGTGCCCACGGAGATCATGGTAAGCGCGGCGATCATGGCAAAGACCGGCACGGAGATCGACACAGCGCTCGGCTGCGAACAGGCGGCCGGCACGATCATCTACACGGCAGGGTACGGTCAGATCAAGCAAAAGGCGCTCGACGGCAGCTGGGCGGAGGTGGCAAAGTGACAGCAAAGGATGTGATCCTTGCGCGCAGGCTCGGCGGCGGGTCTGGCGGCGGAGGCGGAGACGCTATCACGGACGGCATCGTCGTCAAGGCGCGAGACGCGGACGGGTATGCCACGGTAGTGGACTTTTACGGACATCAAATTTGCGTAGAGCAGTTTGGGTGCCAGTATGAGGCGGATAATCCTTTCCACCGCCTCGCAAAAGTTAATGCAAAGCAGACTATAACAGCAATAGGCCCGCGCGCGTTTCATAATAATGTCAGTTTGCAGGAGCTGACCGGGGTTGATTTTGGTGCAATCACGTCAATCGGCGAACGAGCGTTTTTCAACGCTCAGTCGTTGGCCCTCGGAGACGTTGACCTCGTGCTTGTCACAGAATATCCAAACGGCGGCATTTTCCAAAATTGCGGCGGCATTACCAAATTGACAGTCCACGCGGATGGCAATATACACTACAATTTGTGCAACAAGTGCAGCAGCCTTACAGATATCGTTATCGATGGTAGCGTGGCTTTCACCGAGGGCAGTACTGACAGCTCTTACGCCGCGCTCGGTCGCAACACAGCGCTTGTCAACTGCAAAATCGGTGGCGTTGGAAAACCGTGCACGAGGACATCAAAAACGACGTTTAGCGGTTGCACAAACAAAAATCTGGTCGTAGAGATCTATGTTGCTGGAGCGGATGCTGATACAGCCGTATCAAACATCCGTAATGGTGCTATCAATGCAACGATCATAATCAAGGCGGCGGAGAATACGACCTACAACGGCGCTACCTATGCGGCTGGCGACACCATCATCACATCGACGCCGGAGGTGACAACATGAGGCAAAGACACATCTTGTATACATACGGAGACGGCACAAAGCGCAGCCGCATCAATATCGTGGCAGACAGCGGCAAACTGCTGACTAACGACGGTGGCGTGACGACCTACACCTGCGTCGACGTAGACACGACCGACGGCTGGACGGAGATCGACGCGCCCAGCGAGGAGATCAGCGACACGGAGGCGCTGCGGATCATAACGGGAGGTGCTACCGATGACACGTAAGGACGCGATGGCTTACCGCGCGGCGATCGATCTGGCTGCGCAGGCGCTGGACGACACCAAGGCCGTGGAGGCACAGTGCCTGTACCCAGGCTTTGCAGTAGGAGTCCCTTACGCTGCCGGAGACCGGGTGGTGTATGACGGCAAGCTGTACAAGGTGCTGCAGGCGCACACCAGCCAGGCAGACTGGACGCCACCGGCCGCGCCGTCGCTTTTCGCCGAGGTGCTGCCCGGCCAGGGCGGCACCGGCATCGGCGAGTGGCAGCAGCCGGACAGCACAAATCCCTACCAAAAGGGCGACAAAGTGACGCACAACGGCAAAACATGGGAGTCAACTGCCGACAACAACGTATGGGAGCCCGGCGTGTACGGCTGGACGGAGGTGTAAAGGATGGACATCGTGGAGGCTTTTGCCACCAAAAACAAGTGCTATCAGGTGGCGACGCCGCTGACGCCGCAGGGCATCATGCTGCACAGCATCGGTGTGCCGCAGCCTAACGCGGCGGTGATGGCGCGCAGCTACAACCAGTACCAGCCGGGCGGACGGAGCGTGTGCGTGCACGGCTTTATCCAGCGCGACGGGACGTACTACCAGACGCTGCCGTACACCATGCGCGCGTGGCACTGTGGTGGCACAGCGAACGCAACGCACATCGGCATCGAGATGACGGAGCCTGCGTCCATCGTCTATACCGGCGGCGCGAGCTGGCGCGACCTTGACCCGGCTGCGACCGAGGCGCACGTGCGCGGGACGTATGCCGCAGCCGTGGAGCTTTTCGCACAGCTTTGTACCCAGTTTGGCCTTGACCCCTTGGCTGACGGCGTAATTATCAGCCATTCCGAGGGACGTATGCGCGGTGTAGCAAGCGCACACGCCGATCCGGAGCACTTGTGGAAGCCATTCGGCCTGACGATGCATGGGTTCAGGCAGGATGTATATAAAGCAATGCACGGTACAGAAAAGGAGGAAGAAGATATGACAAGATACGGGACAATCGAAGAAGTGCCCACGTGGGCACGCAGCACGATCAAAGAGATGATGGACGAAGGTCTGATCGCCGGTACGGGCGGCAGCAGACTCGATCTGAGCGATGATATGCTGCGGATGCTGTACATCATGTGGCATATGCGCGATACGCGCTATGGCCGCATCGTGGACGGCAAGGTGATGGACGTGCCTGCATGGGCGCAGGGCACGGTGCAAAAGCTTGTCGATGACGGTGTGCTTGCGGGCGTAGGCGATGGCAAGCTGGATCTGTCGCTGGACATGCTGCGCACGCTGTCCGTGTGCCAGCGGATGATGGAGGACGCTGCCCGATGACTACATATCAGTGGCTTTGCCTGCTGGGTGTGCCATCGCTGCTGATCGCGGCGCTGCTGGCAATGATCCGGCATCTGGCGGCGCAGATCCAGCACGACCGCGCGGACACAGCGGCGACAAAGCTCGGCGTGCAGGCGCTTTTGCGCGCGCAGATGATATCCGACTACAACAAATGGT